CCATCATCTCGATCTTATCGATGTTCTTGATGGTTGCTGTCAGTTTGTGGGCAATTTCCAGGTCACCCGCACCCAATTCGCCTTTTCGGGCCAGTTCGTCCAGCTCCTTGCAGAGCATATCCCGCAGTTCATACATAGATTTCATACCCATTGTGTTCTCCTTTCTCAGCTCACACGGTCGATGGTCAGGTTGCTATTGGCAAAGCTGACCGCCTCCGCGCTGGTGTTCTTTGCTGCAACGGTCACGCAGCAACCACGCGGCACTTCCACAATGGTGCTGACGTAGACGTTAAAATAGTTTTCCACCGCAGCCGGGGTGACGGTCGCCGTTGCTCCGTTGAGTGCTTCGCCGTTGACGGCAAGCGCCGTGGTGATCGCGCCTACCGTGCCGCCAGTGGGGACGGCGATGTTCGCGCCAAAGCTCACCTTAAAGCGCGCCTTACACTGCTGCGTCAATCCGCGCAGGGTGACAAGTCCACTGCCCTCGCGGTGGACGATGCAGGGCTTGCCGCAAGCCGCCGTGGAGACCATCGGAACATTCTGGCCAGCAGGGACGGTCACGATTCCGGGATTTACATATTCAGCCATAATTTCAGTCCTTTCATAAAATACAGCGGCAGGGCTATTGCCCCGCCGCTTTTGTTTAGTATCGGCACGGGGCCGACCATTTCCCAACATAGGGAAAAGCTACGCTATGCAGTTGTCAGCAGCCACAACAGGCAAACTGGTTGCAGCAATAGGGGTTCTGCACCGTGTAGGCCGGAATGGGAGAAGGCCGGAGCTGAGACACCAGATAACTGTTCTGCGCCGCCTGGCTTGCCGCCAGCTTCAAGCCCTGGTTCTCGGCCTGGAGGTCAGAGAGCTTGCTCTGCGTCAGGAAGTCGAGGATTGCGCGGCTGTTGCTGTTAGCGTTGTCGATGATGTCGCGGGTCGCGTTCTGCACGGTGTTGCGCGTGTCGCACGCCTGCGCCGCCATGTCATAGCGCACCTGCGCGATAGCCGCGCGATTCTCGCAGCAGCAATTTGCGGCCTGCATCTGCATGGCGTTGAGCTGCTGCATCAGCGCCGCTTGCTGGTTGCTACGGGACAGCTCGGCCTGTGCAAAGCCGTTTGCCATCGCCATGTTGGTGCCGTTGACAAGCTGCGCCTGCTGGTAAAATCCGTCGCAAAGGCCCTGATTTACGCTGTCGATCTTGCGCTCGACATTGGCAAAATCAGAGGTCAGCACGTAGCCGTCTACGACACCGCCGGAATTGCCAGCGTTGTTGCCCCAGCCGTTGCGGCCCCAGCCGAAGAGGAAAAGAACGATAATCCAGATCCAGTTTTCGCCCCACATACCCATGCCACCGCCGTAGCTGTTCGCGGGCGCGACCGGCATAGTCATCATGGGAGCACCGTCGGAAAGAGACATATTATCTCCCCTTTCATAAATTTTATTTATCAAATCGTGGCCACGATAAGATCAATGGAATAAATGCTCGAACTGTTTTGCCATAGATTGAAGTTGGTTTAACTCTTGCTGGCTCATAGCCCCAGATTGCAAAAGCTTGTCGACCTCCGCTTTTGGGTTACCCTGAAAATTCGCCCTAAACTGTTGGAACTGCTGCAACATCTGCATAAAGCCGTTGCCGCCGCCGAGCGCTCCGAAAAAGGGATTATTCATCGTCATCGTCCTCCTTGCGCTTCTTCTTGCCCTTCAATTCGCCCACAAGCGCCGCCAGCGCGTCAAACTCCTTGCGGGTGACAAATTCCACGCCCGGCTTTTGCGGCGCGTTAGGGGCCGTTTCTGTGCGTTCTACGAGGTCATAAATCTTGAGCGTCGGTTTCCCGCTTGCGTCTGCCTGCTTGAGGTAAACGGTGGGGGCGGTGGAATCCCACAGCGCTACGGCAGAGTTGGGCGCGATGAGATAACCTCTTGCCTCCTGCTCTCCGCTTACCCACTGTACGCCGCCTTGCGCGATGGGGTTCTGTTGCCCTGGCTGCGACATAGGCTGCTGCATGGGCTGCATCTGTGGCTGCTGCATCTGCCGCATCTGCATGAGGTTGTCCGGCATCGGCTGCGGATAATAGGGGTTGAAATAGGGATATGCCATGTTCATTCCTCCGTTTCTTTGTCCCAGAAATAAAGCGGGATTTCGTTCTCGCTGTTCCAGCTGTCATAGATGATCCCGTCCTGAACGCACACTACATGCCCAGAGAGGGCGAGAATATATGTCCCGCGCGGGTGCTCATCGGCAAACCTGCCGACCGTGTAACAGTCCGGGCAAGTGTCCGGTATGATGTATCTCCGGTAGCCTAAGGACCGCAGATATGCGCCCCAACAGGCGTTTGCATTGGGTAAATCGCCGTCCAAGTAGCCACGCATGCACAGCCGGAGATAAACCTCGCCCCAATCCTTTCCCGTGGCCTTACAGATCGCACGGACAGTGCAATCGGACACGTTTTTCCCGCAGGGATTTGGGTTAAAATATTTATACATGATTGCAACCCCTATATAGGCTTTCAGCAATTTCCACATACGCTAAAAGCCCCTGGGGATCGTCTGCGTACAGAATGCAAATATCCTGCGCCATTTGCGCGGTAAACCCGCATTTGATTAAGCGCTCGTACATATTCCCGCCTCCTTGCCTCTATAATAAAAGAAATCCGGGCAAATAAACTGCCCGGATTCTGCCTTGATTCTGCAATAATGTAGTTACAGTGTACACCAATTGTGTGCAAAAACGAAAAATAGCCGCACCCAAAAAGGGCGCGGCTACTTTTAGGAATCGAATGCATCCGCCAGTTTTTGGTATGCGCGGCGGCGCAATTTGTAAAATCCATCTACGCTGATATGTAGTTTTGCCGCCGTCTGTACGCAGGTGCGGCCAAAAACGTCCACGTCAATTACACAGGTTTCCTCGTCTTCCGGTAGCCCTACCGCACGGATTGTTTCTGTGGCGCGGAATGGTGCCATAGTGGATAGTTTTTTGCGGATCCTTTTGTGCTGATCTATCATTTCCCACGGTGTGCCGTGGAGGTGCGGATGTTTAGCACGGGCGTGAGGCCGGCGTAGCGGTGTCCTCTGCGCCCTCCAGTGGATTTATTTTATCCTTTATTTCAGCAGGAAATTCCAGCTGGCATTGCCGATGATGCCGTCCACGCCGAGGTTGTGGTCTGCCTGCATCTCCCGCAGACCGGCCTCCATCTTGGGGCCAAAGAGCTTGTCACCGCTCCAAATTTCATACGGGTAATAGCCCTTGTCCTTCATCAGCAGCATGGCGGCCCGGACATCGTTGCCCTCCATGCCACGGCGCAGCATACGCAGTTCCATGTTGATCGTCTCCTCCTTCGTCGTCGGTGCGGGTGCGGGCTTTGGCTGCTCGTTCAGCAGCGCCTTGACGCTGGCCTTGAACGCCTCCCACTCCGCATTGTTCTTCCCTGCCATTTGCCGGGGACAGGACTTCCCGGTCACATCCCAGTGCCGCAGGACGTAGGTGTCCACGCCGGAGATGCCCAGCAGCTTGCACAGCTCCGCCGTCAGTGCCGCAGCGTTGGCCTTGGTGCGCTCGGAAACATGGTAGTTCCCGGAACAGCACATCTCGATCGAGATACTGTTGGTGTTGCGGCAGAGGGGATGTACCGGATGGGCAGAGCCTACCGCCCACGCCCGGTCACAGGCCGGTACGGACTGGTAAATGCTGTCCTCATCCACGAAGTAGTGTGCGCTGGCCTCCCGGTCGCCGCCTGCGAAATACTTGCAGTTGGCCTCGGCGGTGTCACTAACGTTGCCCGTGTAGTGCAGCACCACAAAGGCCACGTCCCGCCCGCCCAGCCGGTCATAGGTCTCCTTGCTGGCCGGGATGCTGGTGTTGATGGGGATACCGCCCACCTTGGCGATTGGATATGCGGCAGTGATGCGCTTACCCATATCTCACTCCCCCTTGCTCAGCTGCTTGACAGCCTGATTGATGCCGGTGGCCGCCAGACCGCTGACGATACCCACGGCAATGGCGGTGATGGGGTCGCCCGCTGGGAAGTCCGGGATGGGTGCCAGATAGTAGCTGACAGCCCCCAGCAGACCGCCGCAGACCCCGCACAGGATGGGGATCCACTTGTCGTTCATGCTGCTGGCCTTGCCCACCAGCCCCACGAGGTAGGTGATGACGGTGATGACTGCCACGCTTGCGATGCCAAAAGTTTCCATAATTTCTCCTTTCCGTGCCCGAATCGGGCACACAAAAAATGTTGATAAGTCTTTGTTTACTCCCCAGTATAATCGTAAATGATGGTGGCATTGCTCGCACCCCAAGGAGCATTTGCTACTTGCCCCTGCGACCACGGAACATAAATGGTAGACAGTTTTGGGCACCCGGAAAATACTCCATTTGGGATTGAGGATACCGTGCTCGTAAATTTAACCGTTTCTAACCCAGTACAATTGGCAAATGCAAAATCTCCGATTGTAGTGAGTGCGGGGGGAAGGGTTATTGATGCGAGACCTGTACCCTGCCTAAATGCATAAGCTCCAATCGAGGTCATTCCAGACGGGAAGGTCGTCAATGCTAATTTTGGACAGTACTGAAATGCGGCTGTTGGTAATGAGGTAATTCCAGAGGGTAGGGCCGTCAATGCGAGCCTTGGGCAATTGTTGAATGCATACTGTCCGATTGAGGTAATTCCAGAAAGCAGGGTCGTCAATGATAATTGATAACAATTGAGAAACGCAAAATCTCCGATTGATGTAATCCCAGAAGGGAGACTTGTTAGTGCCATCTTTGAACAATTCCTAAATGTGTAATCTCCGATTGAGGTAATTCTAGAAGGAAGACCTGTCAATGCAAGACTAAAGCAATCCCTAAATGCCTGGTCTCCAATTGAGGTGATTCCAGAAGGGAGGCTTGTTAACGCTAGCTTTGAACAATCAGAGAATGCATAATCTCCGAGTGAGGTAATTCCGGGTGGGAGACTTGTTAATTGGAGCTTTGGGCAGCGATAAAAACCATTATCACCAATTGCAATTACATTGTCTGGCATATCTACTGATATCAATTCCGCCAAATAAGCGAATGCATACTCTGGAACAATGGTTCCTCGAAATTTAGCAGTAAACACTCTACCAGAACTGTCGAGGGACGTATACGCTATATAAGGGCCTGTCGGTGGTGCCTCAAGGCCACCGGTCACGCCGCCGATCACCACGTCCTTCTTGATGTTCTCAGGCAGCATAGTGTCCGGTTTTTGAATCGTCACCTTACGCATTCCTTTGCTGCTGGTGGGCAGGATGACCTGATTGCCGGAGGGCATAGACAGCTCCACCGTCCGCTCCTCGGTAGCAAGCACCTCCATCACCTGCCCCATGTTGACCTCCAGGTCAGCGCCGGGAGAAAAAGTTACGTCAAACTCGATCATAGCGCACCATCCCGCAAGATACGCTCCACCGGCACCGTGAATACCTGGGATGCCATGCGCTGACCGCCTACGCCCACCCGGAGCTGTATCTTTGCGTCAATGCCTCTCCCGGCAGTAAGCGACAGGGTCTCGGCCTCCGTCAGTGTGCATGAGACAACATTCCCGTCCAGCTGTACATCCGACAATGCTTTTTCGATTTTAACCTGTCCGGCCTGGGCCACGGCAACGGACAGCACCGTGATGCTCCCCGTGTCGATGGGCAGGCGGAATGTCAGCGTGGGCGTTGTACCTCGATACATGGGTATCCCTCCTCATACTTTAGATTTGCGATGCTCAGTGGTTGGCCGTCTGCTCCAGATCGGCCAGCCGGTGGTTGATTACCTTGATCTGCTCCTCCATCACCGGGACCCGGCGGGCGAAGTTATTGTGCTCCCGTACCTCACGGGTCAGCTCATCCAGTTTGGTGTCGGTGACGGCCTGCTGCGTGTCCAGCTTGGCCTGCACATCACGGGTGGTCTTGTTGCTGGTGATGATTACCCCCAGCAGCGACAGGCCGCCGGTGATAAGTGCAACAATGATAGTTTCTGTCATGCGGTATCTCCTTATATGTTTTATGCTTTCCACTTGCCAGTCACCCGCAGCGATACGGTTTCATTTGTTGGTGTCATTGATGCACCACGGGCCATGCGGAAGGACAAGGTTTTTGAAGCATAGCTCCAATCCGTATTGCAGATTGTGTGCAGATCAGACGCACTGCCGGTGATTACCACGTTCCCCGTCACCCCGAAGGGCATTGACAGGGAAATCGTATTTGTGTATGCGGCGCTGCCAAATGTAGTGTAGCTGGTGGGCGTCACTGTACCACGCCACCACAAGTCTGCATAACCGGAGGCGTACTTGTAGTACGTCCAGTTGCCACTTACGCCTTGCTCAATGATGTAGTCTTGGATGCCCATCGCTTGCCGAAGTTTTCCCGCTGCGGAATCAGATAAAATCAATTCCCCGTTCAGCTCCACGGTATTTTCGGCGTAGATAGGCCACTTGAATTGCACCGTTTTCCCTTTTTCTGCTACCCCGCCAAAACACGCTCCCGGCAAGTTGAAGTTGATATTTAACGGGACTTCAACTGTCGCCACATCCATTTCTTTGGTAAAACTGCTTGAAAAAGCGTCCGTGGCGACTACCGTCAGTTTTCTGGTCGTATCTGTTCCGACACCGGCGATGTAAACAACCTTTGAGCCGGAGCTTTGCGCAGAAAGGGTTTGCCTATTCTCATCATCGATCTTCAAAGAGATGCTGGCGGTGTTATTACTCAGAGAAATGGTGAGATCAAACATCACCTTAATGTCTGCGCCGGTATTGTTTTCTGTCCACACGCCGCCTGTATAGGAACCTCTTGCGTATGTGAGATTTGCAATAGACGGTCCAGCATACTGCTGTACAGTAATAGTGTTTGTAACCGTCTTGTTTCTGCCACGAGAATCTGTCGTAGTTACCGTCACCACAACAGAGCCGCTTTTTGTAAGCAGATTCCCTGTATTCAGATTGGCATTTTCATTGCCAATTTTCATGACAGTACCTACAATGGTACTTCCCCTTACTCCGCCAGTTGTGGCAACGGCTTTTAGCTGGCTCTTGTTTTGTACCCATCCATATGTCGGCTGATACCCAGCGGCATCGGAAAGCACCACGCTTAAAGATGGAACGAGGGATTCCGGCACAGTGAGGACACAGGTTGTCGTGCTTTCAC